AAATCATCATTTTCAATGCGTATATCGATAGTATTCATCAGCCCACCTGCATTTCCATTTCATGGGCCAGTTCATCACCGCGCATCGGTTGGCCTTGGTTATTTACTTCAATTTTTTCAATGTGAGTGCTCTTAGATGAGCCGCCAAACAGATTACTTATGGTTTGAAATAAACCACCCTCTTCACTTGATTGTGTGGCTTCGGTACCGGGCAAAGTCACCAAGCCATTCATACTGCTTTGTTCACTTTCAACTTTCTGTTTCACTTCGGTTGTACTGTCTAAATCAATGCCGGGTATCCAGCTTAATTTCTCTTTCATTGAACTGATTGAATCATCTAAAAACGAAAAAGGGTTAAGGTCTGATAACCAGTTAGTAAAGCCGCCCCACCACGCTTTCAGTGGTTCAAAAATGTCTGTGCTTATTTCCCATGTTGGCAACAAGGTTAAGCCTGCAAACCAAACACTAAACTCACCCCACCATTGTGGAATCAATTCAAATATATCGGTGCTAATACTCCAATTTGGCATTAATGAAATTTCACTAAACCAAGCGGTAAAGTCAGACCACCACAGAGTTAATGGCTCAAAAATGTCTGTGCCTATATTCCAACTAGGTAAGAGTGTTAAGCCAGTAAACCAAGCGCTAAAATCAGCCCACCATTGACTAACCAAATCAAATGATTCAATCAAAGCATCGACCGCTTTTATGCCGCCGTAGATCGGAAAGAAAACAACCTTCATCCAAGCATTGTTTTCAAACACGGCTTTAAAATCTGCCCAAGCTTGAGACACCACAGCAAACACACCGCTCATGCCATTCTCTTTTAGAAAGTTAAATACTCCACTAACCGCACCTTTCACTTTGCCCATATTATCTTCTAACGTTGAATACCAACTTGAATCAGTCACAGCCTCTGTTATGCCGTTTTTAATTGAACGAAAACCATCAGCAAACCAACCAAAGAAGCGACCCACTGCGGCAGTGATATCATCCCAATAGACGACAACCGCAACGAGCACAGCTATTAGCGAAATAATCCCAATCACAATCCAAGTAATAGGGTTGGCCAGTAACGCAGAAGTAAAGGCCCAAACCGCAGGTAATGTGGATAAGAAACTGGCTTTCATAGCCGTAAAGAAAGTGGCAATCGCAGGGCCATAAAGTACAAACGCGAGAATGGCGGTTCGCATTAACCAAAGTGAGGCGGTATAGGCCATCATCACGGCTCTTGCAGCCCAAACAATGGGTTTAATAATTAAGAAGCGCATAGTCAAACCAACGGATGCAAACTGAACCAATCCAATGGCAATTGTCATTAATCCCGCCACAGCAATTAAGCCCATGAAGGCAGTCGCACCCAAGCCAATGGCCTTGGTTAAATGTGGGTATTTATCTGTCCATTCCACAATAACCAAACTCACTTGTGTCATGGCATCCACAAAAGGGTTAATCGCAGGTAACGCCTTTTGCCAAACAGCAATCGACACGGCTTGAATACCTGATCCCAATCGCGCCCAAGGGTCTTGCATTTGTTCCGCCATCCAAATGGCTTTATCCATGCCTTTTACTTTGCCCAGCTTGTTAATATCGCCGTTTAATTTACCGATATCCGTGGACATTGTCTGAATGAAAGATGCCGCTTCATCATCAAAAGCATCTGACAATATGCCTTGCGCCTCTAAGTCACCCAAGCCAATTGTTTTACTTTTAATCAAGTCGAGAATATCGACCACAGGTAACAAAGCCCCGCTCTGATCAGTAAATTTCAAATCTAATTTTTCTTGCGCATTACCCAAACCACCCAAAAAAGCACCGTACTTGGTACCTGCTTCTGACCCACTCATAGTGGCTTGTAAAGTACCTAAAACCCCCATCTGCTCAGACAAGTTAATACCTAATGCCTTCGCATCTGACCCAATGGATTCAAACGCCGCTGACATTTCCGGCCCCGTGGTTTTAAACATCTGCACCGCAGTAGCGGTTTGGCCTGCAAGCATTTCAACCCAAGTGCCCTTACCCATTTCATTGGCTTGGTTTTTAAAGATGCCGTACATGGAACCAAAGTAAGAGGTTATGTCTGAAACATTCGCTTTTGTGGCTTTGGCCAAGGTACCCGCCGCCGTGGTGAACCGTGGCAAATCGTTATCCACCAACCCATCAATGGCGCTCTGGATATCATAAGCAGAGCGCACATAATTCGAAGCTTGATCACCAAATTGAATGGAGTATTTGAGACCTTCTTGATTAAGAGAAGCTAGGGTACTTTCTGCCACTTCAAGGGAACGAACTTCCCCCAAAGCTTGATTCATATCGTTGGCAGGGTTAATGGTTGTTGCAAATGCGGTACTGGCAGCAATTAAAGCAGTAACACCCGCCGCCGTATTCATAAAAGCTCTTCTAGAGTGACTTGTCACTTGGTCAACCGTTCGCTGGATACCCCTTAAAGGCCCAGTGATTCGGTCTAATAAACCGACAGTTAACATTAATCTATCAAGTGAACGCATCTTATTTCCCTGAAAAGGCTTTAGCTATACCATTGGCAATGGCGGCAGTGTCTTTTTCTAGTTCGCGCCCTTCTAACCAAAGCGCGCACCCTAGGCTTTCTGGCCCATCATCTTCATGAGGAAGCCAACGTTTTCTTAGCGTTACGAGCTGCTCGAAACTGTTTCTTTCGATGTATTCCCGGTACGCTTGCGCGGCTTTACAACAGCGGGTAAATCACTGCTAAATTCATCCGATACAATACCCACAACATCCATTACCAAACTGGCTTTAGGTTGTGATTCATCGTTTAACAACAAACTTTTAAGTGCTGCATGCTGCTCATTCTTTACCGTGTCAGATAACAATTGATAAGCGGGGGTCACCGTTTTACCCTTGGACATAGCATCTACAAACTTGTTGTAGGCTTTGTCTGTTACTTTAAATTCAAAATCCATTTCACCTATGGTGACATCAATTAACTGAGCCATATTTATTCCCCTTTCACTTGTATTTGAGCCAATTTTAAATGCTCACGTTTAAACCAAACATTTGTTAAACACGTTACTAAACCAATAAGCAGGCCGCCGATTGCAACCCATTCATTGATCGAATAGCCTGCAAGCGTCGTCGTAACAGACGCACTATAAGCAGCTGCAACCGTGGACTTTTCCATACCAAATCCTTATTTTTTGATCAGCCCTATTCCCTTGATACTGACCGCAGCCAGCACAACAATTTTCATCAGTTCGCCCATATCCACACCCAAACCTTGAATGCTTTTAATACCCAAATTAACCGCATCTAAATAGGCGCTATCACCTGTGTAGCCAGTTACCATGGCAGCAATAAACAACAAGACAAAAGGTGAGGTAACAATGACTGTCACGTATTCATCTTTCCAAGAACTCGCCTCATTGTGTTTAGAGGTTGCTTCCCATTCGCTTTCTTTCATATCAAGCTTGTAAGATGAATCTTGCTTCGCCATCGCTAATTTAGCGTTACCCGATTCGACCGCTTTTTTACGCTCTTCTTTTGCCTGATAAACCTTGGCAACAGGACTAACAACCGCCTTCAAAAATGAACCTATCGCTGCTAAGACAACCATTAATCTAAACTCCTATCCTTCACCACTAACCACCATGCTTTCACATCAAAGTTAGGGCAGGTTTTATGGGGGTTAAGCTCATAATGTCCCACTATTTCAGATTCTGGATATTGCGCATGTAATGCCAAAACCAAGCCTTCAAGGGAGCGCATTTGGGCAGGTGTAAATTCATCATTACCAATCAAACAAATACCCAAAGCACCTAGGTTGTTACTTCTCGCATGTGACCCCATCCAGTAATGAGGACGACCCGCTTCAACTTCGCCATTCAATTTAATGACAGAGTGATAACCGATACCGTCCCACCCTTTTTCAAGGTGCCAACGGTGGATATCTTCGGCGCTTGTTTCGCGTCCATTTGGGGTAGCAGAGCAATGAATAACAATGCTTTTAATTTTCATAATTAACCCAGTGTCTCAATGAAACTTTGATCTAAATAAGGCACGCCATTTATTTCCACAAAGCGCTTATCTGTCACTTCATAAGCAATGGTATGTTCTAGCTTGTCGCCACCATCACCGCCTGCATCTAATATTTTGTTCAATTTGGCTTTGCAACCATAAGCCGCTGTTTTAAATTTTTGATCTAGGGTTTTGCCCAAACCGATAATGTCGAATACTTCAAGCTGCTGCCAAGAACCCGCCTTGCGTGCTTTTTCAATTAGAAGGTTGTAATTTTCAGTGTCCAAAGTGATTTCACCACTGGCCGTCACTGCACCACGCACCCAACCATCGACAATTCCACGTGTACTTGTCGTCTTTACACCGTCTTCAATATTTAAGGTGTATTGCTTCACACTGATTAATTGAGTACCCAGTGAAATATTGATATCTGAACCAGAAATATGTTGCATGCTAACCCTCGTTATTTAAGTTGAGGCCGATATAAGCTTGTATTGCTTTAGGGCAGTTATAAGGCCGAACCAGCAAGGCAATTTGAACTTTCGTATTGCTTGTCCAATTTATGCCTACATCACCATCAAGGGGCGTTTTCACTTCGCCCGGCTTATAGATGCCATTCGAAGTCAGGCTTTTGCTCATGTTGATAATGGGGCGCATGAAATAAGTTTCATGAGATGCAATAGAAAGCGGCGTGCTGTTCAATTCACGGTTACCCACTTTTTTAATGGCAAGAATACGCACCTGGCGTTTTACCTTGTTCACCACCCGCAGGTTTTCAATCACACTGTAATCACTGGCTTCGGGGGCCAGCGTCATACCATCACTGCAATAGATACCGTCATAATCGGGGTAAACTTGCGGCACGGTTCCACGGGCATCATTCAAGGCTTTGGCGTGGCTCATATTAAAAGGCACATCGTCTTTATCATTGGGCAGAGTCGAAAGCCCCACAATGGCACCTGTTTGAGTTCGCATTGGCGTATCAGCAATCGATACTTTCTCATTACATAAACGGCCACATACGGTCCCCATCCAACCCGCAAATACTTC